GGGTTTATGTACATAACATGGAAGTCGATGCTATGTTTGACTTCATTAATGGAAGATCAGATAACATGCCAGACTATTGGCTGAATAGCGATAACGTACCCTTCTCAGTTTCAGGAGGTTACATTGAAGTTTCTATAGATTATATAACATATTCTCACATGAGAAGCATTAAGGAACACCAATCACCACTCGATATATGAAAAAGATAATAGTCACAGGAGGAGCCGGATATATCGGTTCTCATACTGTGGTAGAACTATGGAAATCGGGATATACTCCGATAATAGTAGATAATTTCTCGAATACAACTAAAGATAACATTAAGGGCATTGAATCAATAATAGCAACAGGTATAAAATACTATAACGTAGATTGTGCTGATGTTAGTGCATTGTATGATGTGTTTAAAGATGTTGGAGAGGGAATTGCTGGTGTAATACACTTTGCTGCTTTCAAATCTGTAGGAGAATCTGTAAAAAATCCTAGTAAGTATTTTAAGAACAATGTAGGTTCATTGGAATCATTGATGGATGTGATGAGCACTTTTAAAGTTAACAATCTAATATTCTCATCTTCATGTTCAGTGTATGGCAATGCTGACAAGCTTCCAGTAACTGAAAGCACACCGTTCAAACCAGCAGAATCTCCATACGCTGAAACAAAACAGATCTGTGAAAATATAATAAACGAATCTATTAAAATAAACAGCGTTGCCTTAAGGTACTTTAATCCTATAGGTTCTCATGAAAGTGCACTCATAGGAGATAGGTCAAATGACAAACCTTCTAATTTAGTACCAGTTATTACAACAGCATTGAAATATGGAAATGGAATAACAGTGTATGGAGATGATTATGAAACTATCGATGGAACATGTATTCGTGATTATATTCATGTTGTTGATTTAGCTAAATCTCATGTATCTGCTCTCAAGTATATAAACTCACGTGAAGGTAAATACGTATTTAACGTTGGAACTGGAAAGGGTGTCAGTGTACTTGAAGCTATTAAGAGTTTTGAAGAGGCAACTGGAGAACGTATAGATTATACCATAGGTGATAGACGAGAAGGAGATGTTGTAGAAGTATATTCAGATTGTTCTTTAATAGAGAAGGAATTTAAATGGTTCGCTGAAAAAACTCTAGGAGATTGTATGAAAGATTCCTGGAATTGGGAAATGAATAGACGAATGTAATTGAAAATAAATTGAAAATAAACTGCCCGAGATTTTTTAGTCTCGGGTTTTTTTGTTATATTTACTTTATAACCAATTAAAACTAACAAAGATGGATATACCTAAAAGCTTTAAACTGTTTGCGACAACAGTTACTGTAAATTATGATAGTTTGAGACTAAGTAACGAATCTGTATTAGGAGAATCTAATGTTACAGATAATTTAATTACTTTATGTGAAAACTACAAAGGAGATAATCTAGACAAATCGATTATATTAGATACATATTACCACGAAAAGGTACATTTTATTCTAGATACAATGGGAGAGCATACAATGTCTCGGAATGAAAAATTCGTAGAGGTTTTCTCTAGGTTACTTCGACAATCAGATGAAACAACAAAATACTAAAACAAATAATATGGGAGTAGAAGAATTCTTAAATTCAAAACTTATTGAGTTGAATATAAATAATGCCGATGATATGGGCTATAGAGATATGATAATAATGTTAGACGAATACGCTAACTTAAAAGCATTAGAACTCAAAGCTCATGTTACTGAAAGCTTATCAAAAAAATATGAATTAAATTAATATGGACGGAATTAGAGCACTTATGGCTAATATTATAGTAGCCGAAGGAAAAGGTGAACAAGTGAAGGCTTGCAAGGACCTTGAAGATCGCGTAAATCAATATGTGAAGCATTCGGTAATAAATGAGTTGGAGAATGCTCTTAAAACTGGCGATGAGGCTTTGGCTGTTGTATATGGATTAGAAGATAGAATAGCTGAACTCAAAAACAACGCATAGCAAAATAAATTAAAAATAAACACACAGGATTTTTTACTGTCAAGCTTATTTGTTATATTTACTTATAACCAATTAAAACTATCTACTATGACTTATTCTCAAATCGTTAAAGCAATTGCAACTTCAAATCTTTCTACGGAGCAATTAGAAAACATCAACACACTTGTTGTTGACACTATCAACTCAAACAGAGTTACATCAGATAATATAACTAAAGCATCCCTTAAGATTGGAATGACAGTTCAAGTTGCTGATAGAAGTTGTTTAAATACAGATTTCAAAATTATTAAAATTAATAAGACGAAAGTTGTTGTTAGTGATAGTCGTAACAGAAGTCTTAATGTTCCTATTAGTTTATTAGTATTCTAATTGAAAATAAACTGCCCGAGATTTTTTAGTCTCGGGTTTTTTTGTTATATTTACTCTATAACCAATTAAAACTAATGACTATGAAAATAAAAGAAATACTATCAAGACCAACGACTATAGATAATATACACGAGAGCTGTTTCAGAAGTTACGGTATATTACGAGTAGTTACTCATATGATAGAACGTGGTGATTCCAAGGAAACTATACTCGAATTGATAGAGTTCCTTAGAGAACATGAAAGTGATGTTAATACATCAGAAATAAAAAGACAATCTAACTAAAAGAAAAACAAGATGGAAAATCAAACAACATTAGAACATTTAAAAAGTACAATGCGCAGAATGCCATTAAACCTCAACGCTGATTGGAACGATAAAATCGATACATGTAAAAGCAGTAAAGAATTAATGATATTAATTAATAGTGAAGCGACTGTTAGTGAGAAGGATTACTTTACAAGCATGATCGTTGCTTCAATTAATTAAAAATAAATTGAAAATAAACGCACAGGATTTTTTACTGTCAAGTTTATTTGTTATATTTACTTATAACCAATTAATACTAACTAAACGCTAAAATATCATGGAAAACACTGCTACACAATTAGTACAAGACATTAAAGATGCAAATGCAGTAAGCGACACTTTCGTTCACTATGAACATCCTGAACATGATGTTAATATATGGTTCAGTAGAGTATCAGGTAATTGGATCTTGGAATTCGACGGTAAAACCGTGAAGGAATCTAAACACGTAGAGGGAATAGTTAATACGTTAGTTGATATGAAAATAATATAAGGTTCAATAGATTAATTTAAAATAAATGATATGAGTACTACATTCGGAATTAAAATACCATTGACCGGAGAAATAAAACCAATAGCCCGAAGAGTTGGTATTGGAAACGGTGAAGTCGATGTATACTTCACAGATGATTCGGCAGAATTGTTACCTAACGATTTAGATATAATAGCCATAGATAACAGCAACCAAGGTATTTATACTATAGGTGATATTAAAGATCACATCAATAATCATAAGAAAACAAAATGAACAGTAACGTAAAAGTATATCGAGATATAGTACTTAGCATATCAGTTAATTATTACGAGCTGCCAAGGAAAGCTAAGAAAAAAGAAAACAAACGCATCGGGACACAGATCACGAAAGCTCTCGAATGTTACATTGAAAATCTCACTAACTTACAGAAATAAAACAAACTAACAATCCATTATATAATATCCTATGGCTAAGACAAAGAAAGATACTACGATTTATGTTAAGACACCTAAAATAGGTCAGACTTACATGTTCTCATTTGCTGGGAGTGTTCATTCCGGTTCATTATATTCTAAGAATGAAAAACTTACAAACCAATATAACGAACCATGGTACACTATGTTAGATAATAAAGGTACTAAATATCCTGTAAGTATCTTTACACTAAGACATATCGAATCACCTAAAAAATAAACAATGTATAATAACGCAGAATTAAAAGGAATGCTCTTCATTGACATCGAAACGAGCACAGCAGCGAAAGATTTAGACGGGTTTGCTAAAATAGTAGGTCCTAATGCTAAACAGCACTGGGAAAAGAAAGCAAAGTATGTCAGATTAAACTCACCAGAGTATATTGACCATAGTGATGATCGCTTATATCAATTAGATGCTGCCCTCTATCCTGAATTCGGTAAGACTGTAGTTATTACTATAGGACAAATAACATTCACTGAAGGCTCACAGCCGACCCCTAAGATAAAGTCATTTTATGGAGATAATGAGAAAGACGTATTAGAAGAATTTATGGGAGCAATGGCTCGTATCTTTGTCGCTAATCCAAATATAAAATTAGTTGGACATAATGTGAAAGGTTTTGATTTACCATATCTAATTAAACGATCTATCATAAATGGCGTGAACATTCCAGATAAAATGCAATTGCATAAATTAAAACCATGGGAGAACTGTTTATTAGATACCAATGAAATCTGGAAATCAGGTGGATGGAACGGTGGAGCTTCTTTAAGTTTGATTTGTGATCTATTAAACATACCATCACCTAAACAAAACATGTATGGTGGTGAAGTTGCTGAAGCTTATTGGAATGGACGTCTCGAAGAGATCAAAGAATATTGCGAAGCTGATGTAGCTGCAACTATGAACATCATGTTAAAGCTATCACACAAGGAATTAGTAATTATGGAGGAGTCTCCATTTTAAATATATATAATATGTACGAACATTACAACGAATGGTTTCCTGAAGAAAACGAAACCTCAACATTAATTAAAAAAACAGAAAAGTAATTATGGGAATATTTAAAGATATTAAAGACGGATGGGGAAACTACCTCAATGCATTTTCAAACTATGACAATTTACCTGAAGATGTTAAAGACCTTGCAGAAAAAAGAGCAGCAATTTGTAAAACATGTCCAAATCTAGTAGAATCTGGTACGTTTACGTTTATTGAGAAACTCATGCCAGGTGGTGCTAAACATAAAGTAAGAGCTGCGTTTAATCCTAAAGAACATAAAAAGGATGATGCTGTTACGGGTTACAAATGTAATCAATGTGGTTGCCAATTTCCTGCGATGGTTTTTGCTAAAGCAAAAGAATGTCCAGCAAAAAAGTGGTAAAATAAACACCAAAAAGTTTTTTACTGTCAGATTTATTTGTTATATTTAACTATAATTAAAAACAAACAACTATGGATGATGAAATGATGGACTTCGAAGACGAAATGTACAGCGAACAAGAACAATCAATGCTGAAAGATCGCATGAAAGATGCTCTTGCTCGAAAGAATTTCGAAGCTGTAAATAGTGGTGATATAGATTTCAATAATTTGAATGGAGATTACCAACAACATGAAATAGAGAAAACTCTCAGTGATATGCTTGAGCATTTTACAGAAAGTGAAGAGTATGAAAAATGTACGATTATTCTAAAAGCTCTCAATGAAGTTAAAGGAAACTTAAAAACAGTGTAATGGACGAAGTAATTAAAAATGATATAACATTTGGGCATCTTATGATGCTTGGAGATACTCATGGTAATACCTTGCAGATAGCTCCTCAATTACTTATGCGATATGATTTGAATAATACTGAAAAATCTAAAGCGATCGTTCATGTTGGAGATTTCGGTTTAGGTTTTTCATCGATCGATGGAGACATGAAAGCCTTACATATCGCCAATGCTCGTTTAAAGAAGTACAACACCTTTTTGTATATCATCAGGGGTAACCACGACGATCCTAAGTGGTTTAATAACCATGAGTATATGGAAAATACAAAAAAAGATGGAGAGATCGAGAACATCATCCTAGTACCTGACCATACGATACTAGCTCTTACAATAGAAGGTAGAGAAAAGCCTGTAAAAATATATTGTAATGGTGGAGCATACTCTATTGATAGAACATTGAGAACTGAAGGTAAATCATATTGGGCTGACGAACCATTTAAATGTTTAAGTAAATCTCAGTTAGATGAGATACCTAATGATTTAGATATTATAGTTACTCATACTAGACCTAATGGTGTTTGGCCTACTGATAAGTCAGGTATTGAACATTGGTTGCTAAAAGACATGGGATTATATAGAGATATCGAAGAGGAAGGTTCTTGGATGAAAGACATGTTTGATTCTATAAAAGAAAAACAAGATTCTTTCTTACACTTCTATGGACATTTCCATGAGAGTCATAAAGAACATTTCGAATACGATAACAAAAAGTTTACACATCAGTGTTTAAATATTGACGAATTAGTAGAAGTCAGGATTGAACAATTATAACACGAATAATATGAGAAATGCTGAAGAGATATTAGATACGTATGAGTACATTGAACATGACGGTGAAACTGTGAGTATTCATGAAGATTTAATTCATGATGCAATGGACGAATATAGAATGGATGCATTTGCAGAGCTTTTTAACAGAACAAAAGGTGATAGCATTACTATCGAAGAATTAAACAAATTCATTAAAGAACTATAACATGACAAAATTGACACCTGAAGAAATATTTGAAATTAGAGAACTTATCTGTGAGGAAATGGATAGATCTAATGGGAATATACACAAAGACCTTACGTCTGCTTTCACTAAGATGTGTCAGCCAAATGATACAGAATAATTATGAAACATAGACAATACGAAGATAGCATGCGAATCGCAGTGATATCGATGGCAGGAATAATGGCCATAATACTCATCTTACAATTCATTTAGATATATAATACATGGAAGATATATTACAGAACATACTAACACAGCTTACACGTATTGCTGACTGTTATGAAAACAAAGAGAAACGTGAAGTTAGTGAATCTCGACGAACTATTAAAAGAGTTAGAGAGAAGAGAATCTTAGAAAAAAAGAACTTTAATAAGAAAACTAAATAGTTATGTCTTATTATGATACTCTTGGAGTAGACAAAGAAGCAACGAGCGATGTGATAAAAAAAGCATATCGTAAGTTAGCTAAACAACACCATCCTGATAAAGAAACTGGAAATGCTGATAAGTTCAAGGAAATATCTGAGGCTTATGAGCATATTGGGGATGACTTGAATCGAAAAAAGTATGATACTGCTCAAACAATGGGTGGTGGAATGAACAATGATTTCTTTAATGCTTTTAGAAATAGTCCAGGCTTTTCGAGCATGTTCGATGGAGCTTTCGGTACTAGAGCAAAAGGACCGGACATTCGAGCATCTGTTCATTTGAACATTCACGATGTGTATAACGGTACTGAGAAAATGTTTGATCTTGGAGGTTCTAAGTTTAATCTAAGGATCCCTAAAGGAATTCGTAATGGAACACGTCTTAAAATAAACGGGAGAGGTGGTGAACACCCTATGAATTCTGAAGCTCCTAATGGAGATTTAATAGTTACATGTCACGTATTACCGAGTTCTGAGATTATAGTAAATGGAAATGATATATGGGTAGATGTAGTTCTACCATTCTATGATTTGATGTTAGGTACAGAAGTTACAATCACAAATGCATTCTATTCTATTAAAGTTCAGATACCTAAAGGTTCTCATATTGGTAAAGTTTTGCGCATAGCATCTAAAGGTATTCCAATATATAAGACAGAAGGTTATGGTAATTTAATGGTAAAATTAAGTAGTGCGATAACCGAATTAAGCGAAGAACAATATAAGTTATTGGAAGAGATAAAAGATATTGGTAAAAAATAAATTAAGATTATGATTGGCGAGGATGAAACGTATTTCGAATTTGATAACGGAGACGATTGGAATTCAATGGACTATATTCGTGATATGCAGGAAGGTTCTAGAGGAATAATGATGGACGTTGTATATAAATCTGTAATAAACAATGAATTAGGTGTATTGAATGCTGATACGCCAAGTAGTAGTAAGATTTCTGCTATTCAACATATATTAGATTTCTTTGAAAGTACGGAAGATTATGAAAAATGCATGGAATTAAAGAAAATAATCGATAAAATAAAATAAAGTATGCTAATAATAAAAGTAGAAGACGGTAAAATCGACAAGGCTATAAAGCAGATGAGACGTAAAGTCAATAATACTAAACAGAGGGACGAGATAAGAGAACGGGCTCATTTCTCTAAGAAATCTGAAGTTAATAGATTGAAAATGCAGAAGGCTATTTACATTCAACAGAAAAATCAAGAGGCCTCGGATTAATATATTATAATACTTTTTTCATTGAATATGATAGTATGGTTGATACAACGTGTCTTTATTGAAATATATAGATAAGAAAAAGAATACTATACTTAAATGAAAGATAGCAGCGAAGATAACAAGGATTCCCTTATGAGAACTAGCTACTATATACTAACTCGTAATTTTACAAAATCTGTTAACAGGTTTATTGTATTTCAAAATGACGGTAAAAATATAGAAGTTCATCATGGCACTGGACATCGTAGTAAATTTATAAATATGATGGTCGAATACTTCGAAAGCATAGAAGAATATGAGAAGTGTGAAAAACTATTAAAGCTTAGAGAGTTAATAATAATGGCTGGTGATTAAACCTCCACAAACATATACATATAATGGCTAAGAAAAAACCAACTAAAAATGCTGAGATTAAAGTACCAACAGCAAAACCTACTCATATCCGAGTTAAGCCTGAACATATTCAACATGTCAAACTAAGACAATCTCAGGAAAAATACTCAAGAACAATAGAAGAAAGCGACGTAACATTTTGTCACGGACCTGCTGGAACGAGTAAAACATTTACAGCATGTTACACTGCTTTAAAAATGTTAGCTGAAAGAAAGATACAGCAAGTTGTATTATGTAAACCAATACAAGAATCTGGTGAAAAGTTAGGGTTCTTACCTGGTGGAATTGAAGACAAGATGGATCCATATATGCAGTCTTATATTTCTAACCTTAAAAAGATAGTTGGTACTGAAATTACAGAGAGATTAATTGAAAGAGAGATCATCGTATTTAAACCACTTGCATATATGAGAGGTGACACTTTTGATAATTGTTTAATGATCTTAGATGAAGCTCAAAATGCTACGTTCAAGCAATTGATGTTGTTTATTACTCGTATGGGTAAGAAATCCAAAACATTAATTACTGGAGATGTAAGTCAATATGATATTCCAAAGAAAAGTGCTGGTCTTCCTGGATTTATTAAATTAATGGAAGGTATTAACGGTGTAAATAACTTTGCTTTTACTGAAGATGATATTGTACGTGCTGATATACTTAAGAAGATTGTTAAAAAGTATGACATATGGAAATCTGAAAATGATTAAACTTTAATTCGTTATTGTATATAATAGTATATGCAAAAAGATAGAAAAATATGGTTCACCAGTGACACTCACTATAACCATAGAAATATTATAAAGTCCCTAACAACATGGCCAAGAACGTCAGGTTGCAGGGACTTTGTTTCTTTACAAGAAATGAATGACACTATAGTTAATAATATAAATAGTGTTGTTGGAGAGGATGATGTCCTATACCACTTAGGTGATTGGTCGTTTGGTTCTGCAAAAACTGTTGGAGATTTCAGAGATAGAATCAATTGTAAAGAGATTCATTTAATTCTTGGAAATCATGATAGAGAATTCACTAAGGGTCTTGAAGTACATTCACACTTCACATCAGTGTCTCAATATCGAGAACTTTGGATCGACGAAATAGAAACTAAGATCATTTTATCGCATTATCCTATGAAATCATGGAATGGTTCTATGTATGGAAATTGGATGCTATATGGTCACACGCATGGAAACTTACAGAATTCCATACAACCTGCTACACTTAAGATGCTATTAGATGAAGGAAGACATGACGATATCAAGTTACTATCTGAAAACAAAAAAGTGGACGGGATATTCCCTAATGGAACGAGTCTTGAAATTGGTATTGATTGCCATTCTGAATTTAGACCATTTAGTTTTGAAGAGGTTAAGGAATACATGGATGACGTAAAAAGATATATAGATTGTAAAATAATTATATAACGATGAACAGGAAGATTATATCGCTTAATGAATTTTTGAATGAAGGTGGATGGAGTTCTACGAAAACTCAAGAAACTAAGCTAACACCTAAAGTTTTAAAAGCAGTAGACAAACAGATAAAAGAATTCGATAAAGAATTTAATGTACATCTTAAATCAGCTGGACTGCCACCTCTTAAATTTATAAAAGCAATTGGTTCTGGTTCTTGGTATGAAGATGATTTAATTAATCAGCCAGATAAGATCTACGGAGATATTGATTATTTAGTTTCATATCCATTACTTCAAATAGAAACTAAAGGTTCTAGGAAGGACGAGGTTGCTTCTATTAAAACATATAACGGTGAATTATTCAGATTCCTTGAAATGTCAAACTTATCTTATGTCGATGCAGGAGAAACATACAACATGTCATCTCTTGGTAGTGTTAAGATATTATTTAAAGTTGAAGTTGACGGTAATCTAGAACACATTCAAGCTGATATGGTTACTACACATCCTCCTTATGAGGAATGGGCTCTTCAAAGATACACACCAATGAGAGACGTAAAAGGTTTTGTATTAGGTAAGATGTATTCTACACTTGCTGGTAATTTAGGATTGTCAATACAAGATCGAGGTGTAAGAGGTAAATTCAAAGGAGATGTTTTATCTCAATGGTCTAAGAGATCTGGAGTTGAAGAGAAGGTTATTTCATTAGACTTCAATAACTTCTTGCATGATATCGCTGTATTCTTTTTTGAGTATCTTAAAAAGGAAGGAGACATGAAACCGTCAAAAGGTCTTGAGAAATATAAAGGTGTTGAAGTAAAAGGACTTGATATGCCAAGAATGGTAGAAGCAATCAAAGGACTTGCAGATACATTAGAAGATAATGGATTATTTGGAGACTTATTGAATTTCAAAAATGCTGATGATTTCATGAATAGTATCGCAAGTGAATATAGAACATCTATGATGATTACATATAATGCTTCTAAATTTAATAAAGCTGATACGCCAGCCGCACATGCTGCTGTTCAAAAGGCTAGAAACTTAATAGACGACTACATCAAGATAGTCGATGATCTGATTTAATATTAATTAAACTTTTTTGAAAATAAACTGCCCGAGATTTTTTAGTCTCGGGTTTTTTTGTTATATTTACTTTATAACCAATTAAAACTAACAAAGATGACAGCAGAAGAAACGTTAAGCTACTATGTAGCAAATACAAAAACAACATTCATTGATGGAGGCAACATAGTAGATTTAGGTGATTTAGTTAGACTATATGCAAATAAGCGAATAGTAGAAGAAATGGAATACTTAGATAATAATTGGGCATCGTTTCAATTACAAGGAAGGTTAAGAAGTAGAATCAATATACTAAAAGAAGACTAAGATGACTAGAGAAGAAATTATTAAATATGCTGAAGACTTATTAACTAAAGCTAAAGTTGGTTTTGAACCTGATGAGGAATGGTGGGACTGTGGTAATTTAGACGATGCTAATGCACATGGACTTAATGAAGGTTGGATCATGGGATTAGAGTGTGTACTTGATAAACTAAAACAAAAATAAACTGTTCTAGATTTTTTTAGTTCAGATTTATTTATTATATTTACTTATAACCAATTAATACTAACCAACATTAAAAACTATTATGAAAGCATCAGACATCAAATCAAACGGAACAGGCTACCACACACCAGCTATGAAAGCATCGGGTGGAACTTTAATGACAACCGTATTTTTATATAGAATGAGACACAGTGAATCTGTTATATTTGACAAGATCAAAAACACAGATAATATATCTGGTCGTCGATTCAATGACAATGAAAACGTTGTTGCTCGAATTTGTACATCACTCACATCAAGCGCTTATGAAATGTTCGAAGAGAACTTTAGCATATCTCAGATGGTCGAAGATAAAGATTCTATCGTTGAAGGTATTATCAATTCATTTGTTAATAGCTTAAGTGGAACTGAAATGGATGCGATCATATTGAGTGCATTAGAAGATTGTGTAAGAGCAGATAATGCTGAATTAGGTTTAAAAAAGTAATGCAATTAAATTAATATATAGTATTATAAACATATTTCATTTACATGAAGAAGATTAAACTATATGAGGATTTTGTTGCTGAAAACAGTGGTGATGTTCTTAAAACCAAACCAGGTAAGTGGGTTAAGGTGGATCCGAGAAAACATAAAGAGCTATCTGGTGAATTCTTTGATCTAATAAACATTGCATACTCTACAATAGGTGGACATGTAAAGATCAAAACACCTGAAGATGTATTCGGAGATACTAAGTGGACGTTTTGGCAAGGAGTTGATTTACATGGATCTCCAGATTTAGATGTAATTCTATGGGGATCGGACACTAAATTCGGTGTGAAGTTCAGTGGAGTTGGTCATGACGGTATGAAGGATAGTACTAAAGAATATTTGGTACATACGTCTAATGTTCTAAAGAAATCTGGATATTATATTGAAGTTAGTGGAAAACTAGCAGATATTATGATGGACAAATACAATGTACCTTCAGTCGATGTTCAAGAAGATGTCGAAAAATTACTCAAAGGTAAAGATATCGAATGGCACGGCGAGCATCCAGAAAACAAATCACTAAGTGGTAATGGATGGTACACTAGAATGCTTGGAGGATCTCCACATACTAAAATATTAATAGGTAATCCAAAGATATGAAAATAGCATACTTACACGGACTTGAAAGCTCAAATACTGGACGTAAAGTCGAATGGTTAAAAGAAAACTTTGATGTATACGCTCCTAAAATAAACTACAAAAGCGATAAAGCGTTTGCTGAAACTTTAAAGGGATGCAAAGGTGCTGATTTAATAGTTGGATCTTCAATGGGAGGTTACTTTGCATATTTAATTGGAAGTAAACTCGGTATCAAGACTGTATTGTTTAATCCGGCAGTAGTTGATAGACCATTCGATCCGGTCGTAGATGATTCGAAACTAAAAGGTAAGAACCATAACGTATATCTTGGTAAGCAAGACAAGACTGTAAACGGCCAAGATGTAATGAGATACTTTGGACATGATGGTTCTGGTAGTTTCTATTATACAGAATATAATGATGGACATCGAGTTCCATATGATGTCTTAGTAGATGCTGTTTCAGATATTATGAATCTACGCGAATCTAATGTACAATCCTTTAACGCATTCCATACAAATAAAAAAACACAATAACTATGAAACTTAATAAAATCAAAACATTCGAATCATACCTTAACGAAGATGCTGTATCTAAGAAGTTCAACGTTTCCGATAAACTATATGAATGCTACGAACACGCTGTCACAGAAGCAACCGAATGGAACGGAGACGTACATGACGATCATACTGTAGAATCTTATATGAAAGAGAATGCTGCATTAGTAGCTGCTCTCGCAGTTAAAGTTCTTAAAGAATGTAACGAAGAGTATACGACAGAGCAATTTGAAACTGCAGTACATTCACTTAAAGATGCTTACTCTAAGAAAATTAATGAGATGGTTGAAATGGAAGGTGCTGAAGTTGTAGAATCTGAAAGCGTGAAGATGTATTCTCAAGAAGAGATCAATGAAGCATTTGTAAATGCAGGTACTTCTCAAGAAGGTATATCAGCGTTCATGTCATCTCTTACTAAGTCAATTTAATAAATATTCATAAACAAATACGAAGGTCTATATATAATTATATAGACCTTTTTTAATATGCCAAGAATTCCAATAGAAAAAATATACATGAACGTTGCATATCAATTTGCAAAGCTCAGTTACGCTGAAAGACGTAAAGTCGGAAGTGTAGTGGTAAAAGATGCTCAGATTATATCATTTGGATATAACGGCACTCCACATGGTTTCAATAATAGCTGTGAGTTCTTAGATATACCATCAGGTGGTTTAGTCACTAGAGATGTAGTGCTACATGCTGAATCAAATGCTTTAGCAAAACTTGCAAAATCTACAATCAGTTCTGATGGAGCTCACTTATATGTTACGATGTCTCCATGCTACCAATGTGCTAAGTTAATAATACAATCTGGTATTAAGAAAGTATTTTATTGCGAAGAGTACAGAGATCAAGAAGGTTTGAAATTATTAGAAAAAGCAGATATAAGTATAACTAAAGTAATAACGTGGAATGAGCTTTAATAAGAAATATTTACAAGAAAAGGAAGTATTAGAAAATACATTGATGGCAAATGGAAGTGAAGACTTCTATTCATTATATGTTAAAAAAACTGATACGTTCATAGGTACTAACGAAGCTGTCGAATTCATCGATGATTTTTTAGAGAAATATCAATCATCTAATATATCGTTCAACGTAATATAGCAGATGTTTCTCAATCGAATATATAATTTATTAAAACAAACTAAAATGACTGAAATCAAAGAGGCTAAACAATATCAATGGAAAAAAGGAGATGACTTTGGAAAGGTCGTTGAATTTAAGGATTTCGAAGACAGCTTCACAGTTTTCACAGACGGCAGTAGAATATTTACTAACGTATTGAATGAGTTTCTTGAAGAAATCGTTGACGGAGTAATACCATATCCCGGGGCTGAAGCTGTCGGAATTAACAATCCATCAAAACAAAGTACAAAACCATCACCACAGCCTATCGTTAATGTGGTTTCAGAGGTTTCACCAATGCAATCTTTAGTTGAAAAACTTTCTAAGAAAAACCACGAAGAGGTTGATGTGAAATTCAATATCAATATACCTAAGAAACAAATCGTTAGTATGTTAATAGAGAATTCTGACGACGAAGATAACGACATTATAAATACGGTTATTGATTCAGCTATAAATCAAATTGAAATAAATAAACTACAAGAATTTTTAAAGACAGAAATTACTAATTTTATAAACAATTATTATGAGTAAAGAGCAAGAATCACCACAAATGCCATCAATGTCAAGACCTCAAAAACGAAAGATGTATAATCAATTCGGTTTATTGAAGCAAAAGAATATGCAAACGACTGAAGGCCGCGAACTATCTAATAGATTAAAGCAAGAAGGTAATGATGCACATACTTTACATGTTAATAAGACAAACGATTCTATCAGTGACCAGATTCAAATTAAATTAGATGCAAGTAAAGTGTCTTGGAAAGAAACTGGATATAATACTGCTGAAATCGAATTATTAGAGGAAGCATGGTTATTGACAACAATAAAAGATAAGGAAACTTATAGAGTTGACAAGAAGGAATCAAAGAGATTAATGAGAGAAGCTAACAATTTAAAATCTGAAAGACTTAATGCAAACAATAATTCTTAAAATAGCGGAAAACGGTGTCATTAGAGAAATTCAAGATGACAATATAAATGCCGGTGGTGATACTTATGAATCTGTAAGGATTTATGAGTGGAGCGGTGGCCCGATTAATAAAATGGAATTTATACGAGACATTTGTTTAGATGTTGGTATGGACTTCGGTAACTCAAGACAACGTAATCAGATTAAGATTACTGAGGATTGGGGTATTAATTATGAGCCTACAGATGAGGAAATGCATTCAAGGATTAAAGATATTGAATGCGAAGTTAAAGAACTTAGAAATAGACTTAAATAACTGTGAAAGTGACTTCGATAGATTGTATATGGTGTTATTCTAAACGTGAATTTAATAAGTACGTTAGAATAGAAAGTGATAAGTCCACGACTCAAGTGGATTATATCTCTATCATTACGAAACTGGTGAAGTCAGATTTTCATGATGTAGAACCTCATCCGTTTATTATAGGTATGGCTATCAAGAATGTGCTAAACAACGTTCGTAAAAAGCAAAATAGCGATAGAATAATATATTTATTGAAAAACTTAGATGTCGAAACAGTAAACAATTTTAAAAGTTTAGTTTTTGAAATGTTTGAAGATTTAGAAGACGTTAATTTAGTTGCAATAAATATAGACGAAGAAATAGACGAAGACGTGTTAGATTTATTCAGTAACTACAAACAATATAATTTTGATAAGAAATAAGGTATATTCTAAAGGAGAACAAATACATGCATTAATTTCAAATACAGGGAACTACAATACGTTGTTTCCTGTTAAGGGGATTATACATGATGTTAAACATGGTGATACGATTACAGAATATCAAATTAAGATATTGACAGTATATGATGATATTGATTTCATTAGAAGGTTTCTCGTTGGTATGAAATTCAGAAAAGACTTTGGTAATAAGACTACTACGTGGAAACTAACTCGTAAAAACTATACAAAGAAGCAAGATTTTCAAGATCTTTTAGATGCTAAAGGTGAACTATATAAAGTTGTAGTCGACGGGCCTATGGTTTGTAAGCATAAGAATGAGATGATGGAGTTATTTAATAATATTCACAACTTCTTTATAGAAAGGACTATCTCGGATCTATTCGAGCTTTGTAATAGAACACCGTATAGCGGAGGTACATATTATTACGAAAGTAAAGGTGTATTTAAAGCTTATCTGTTAAAATTTTTAGGTGAGAGAGGATATGGTAACGATGGCTTTATTGATGACATGTTATATAGAGTTCCTTCTAGAGAATTGGATAAGATTGATTAGACTTAATATGATATATAGACTAAAGATATTTAGTTTATATGGGATTACCTAGTATTGATTTAGGAACAATAGGAGACGAAGCTATAAATGCTTTTGATAGATTCAGCCAATTCATGTCGGCTGACAGTGTTGAGGGTGATACTACAGCTGCTACTAAATCCGAAACAGACGTCGATTCTGACGTAGCTGCAAATTCAACATCACCCGGACAATATCCTAAAGTATATGAAACTAATGGTTCAAGTATATACTATACAAAAAACCAAGAAGCAGTTACATACAAGAGAGAGGCTGGTAACGGTAAAAAGGAACTGAGCGTAACTCCAGATCCAGCACCATTTTCAGTATTCAATAAATATTCTTTAATGGATGCTCCGCATTTACCAAGTGGAGGACGATCTACTCATAATAAAATATCTCCTGAAGAATTAGAAAACCCTTCAGTCACTAAGATAATAGAAATTACATCAGGATATAGTGGCAACTTAGGCTATAGGTATAATTATGCTGACTTTGCTCTCGCTAAATATTTCAATAAGATATCGAATAACAGAATGCTAACTCTTAGGAGATTTCCCTATCCCGCTCCTGATGATATTATCTCTCCTACAGAGTTAGACAAAAACGGTAAGGCGGTCCCGATGTCATCGCCCGATATAGCGAGGGCTGTAACATGGCTTGGAGAACAAACCGGAAATAACCTTAAAGATATATTAAACTTTTCACATGGTTATAGTTGGAAGCCCGTAGAAGCTGATGTGAATACTATGCATTCTAAGAATAGTGCTAAGAGGGGTAAAATGGGAGATTTGATTGATGGTAATAAATTTCTATCTGCTGCTATAAGTTCTTCGAATGGTAATAATGCACATGATGTAGCAACTGCACAGGCAAATGCAGGTTATGATTCATTTAAAGAGACATATCCTAATCACGTATTCGGACCATTAAATGTTATAAAGAGTATTTTACAAAGAGATCAAGGTTTGAATTTCTCTCAGGAATTTACAATTAAATTTGAATATGAATTAAGAGATATTGGAGGAGCTAATCCAAAGGTATTAATGTTAGATCAACTTGCTAACATATTAGTATTAACATATAGTTCAGCTCCATTCTGGGGAGGTTCTACAAGATGGATCGGTGACGGAAGTGTTGGGAAGCCATTAGGTGACATTAATATGCTTAAGAGCGGAAACATTACCGGATTCCTTGGAAGTGTTATGGGTGATCTTAAAGGTATGGCAAGTTCATTTTCTGGAGGAAATGGCCTAAGTGGTATCGGAGAAGGTATTGGTAAAGCTGTGAAAAATATGATAGGTGGTTCTTTAATGGAAATGATGAACACGCCACAAGGAGCTCAATCTGTTATAGCGATGCTATCGGGAGATCCGACAGGCCAATGGCATTTAACTGTGGGTAACCCTTTAAATCCAATGGCAGTCATTGGTAATTTAGCATGTACAGATACTAAAGTTTCGTTTGACGGTCCTTTAGGTATTCAAGATTTTCCTGAAAAGATGATAATTGAAATTTCATTAAAACCAGGTCGACCTCGAGATAAAACTGATATTGAAGCGATGTTTAACATGGGAAGAGGTAGATTCTATGTACAACCTGCTGATGGAATAGATACTAATGATACTACAGATGTTGATTCATATGGAAGAAGTACTGGTGGTAAAGCAATTGCTAAAGAGTTTAGAAAAATTACAAACGGATAATGAATTTTAGTGTATTTAATGATAAGAAAATAGCTGATGGCATTGTTAGGATGGTAACTCCAAGCATGTTGTTTGATAACATTGATACTTCCGTATTTGAAAATAGGGAAGTTCAAGCTGATGAATTAGGACGTATTGATTTAATTGCATTACGAGAATATGGAGGAGATTGGTATGGCGACATGTTATTGAAATTCAATAATATATCTAATCCTTTTTCGTTTAATGTCGGTGACATATTAAAAATACCAGCAAAGGAAACTGCAATGAGACTATGGAAAGATATTGCAGATGTTAACGTAAACGAGAATCCCGTAAGATCACAATTCATAGACACTAAAAGACTTACAACAAAAGATGTTAAGAGAGTTGAATATCTTGCAAAGAAAGCAGCGTCAAAAGCTAATGGTTCTAGTCAACTAATACCACCGAATATGGTTAAGCATGGTGAGAGTAATATCAAAGTAGCTAATAAAAAGATATCGCTTAATCCTGTGAGAAAAAGCAAAGCGCCTAAAAAAATTAAAAAATAACAATGGCATTAGAGAAGCACATTCTTACAAGAACTGAGCCTACTATTGAACTTGACGATTTAGAATTTAAATCATATGGCGAGGAAGACGGTGAAATGAATTCATCGAAAGATTATGGGGCGGGTACTCCGTTCTTACGTATCAATGGTTATGATTTTGAAGGAGAGAGTATATCTACAATGTTACTTAATCTTAATGGAATAATTCCAACGATAGATATTGCAGTTATAGATAAACACGCATTCTTTGCTGTAGAAAACTATCCAAGGAGTGGTGATGTTATGAGTTTGAGAATAGCCTCAAGACAACCAGATACATTTAAGGATATTAGAATAGATTTCGATATTGAATCAGTAATAAGTCCTGTTAAACGACCGGAAGAACATGGAGCTGGTGGTTCTAAGTATACATTTAAAGGTGTGATGAAAATACCTGGATATTATGCTGAACAATGTAAATCATATGGAACTGGAAGCGTACTAACACATTTAGAAGCTATTGCAACTGACATGTCATTAGGATATGCATCCAATATAGATACTTCACATGAATCTGATTCTATGAATTTACTTATTGCATATCAGACAGTGTCTGATGTTGTATCTAATACTGTACTACATTCATATATTGGAGAAGATAGCTTTCAAACATTTTTCATAGACCCATACTATTACCTTACATTTGTTGATGTCAATGCAATGATAAATTCTGAAAATACAATTGATGAGACGTTTACTAATTTTGAAGATTCTCTTGACGAAAGTATAGGCGATGAAGATAAAACTCGTGCTGATTTAATACTTACAAATATAGATGCGCGTAAAGGAACTAATTTACATATAAGCAAATATGCTATAAAGTATGGTTCTGGAAAAGTTGCTAGAAAGTTTGGTTATAAGAGAGTTGTTCAATTTTATGAAAACGAGCCTAATTCTAGTAGTGATACAGTTGGAATGGTTTCAAATGATATAGAAGCGTTATCCAGTTCTGTAATGAGAGATATTGAAGAACCTTTGAAAGGTCGGAGAGGTGAAGAGAGATACTTAAATGAGATAAAATATAAATATGTTGGACGTTCTTCTAATTCTACGAATGTAGTTAATATGCATCCTAATTATTTATTTGCAGAAATACAGAATACACAAAACATGGCTGAACTCTCTAAACTTCAATTAGAAGTAGAGTTAGATTCATATAACCCAGGAATATACAGATACCAAAAAGTACCTGTAGTTCTATATAGTGAAGGCTTTAGTGCAAACTCGATGGCAGAAAGTGTTGAAGTTGCTAAAGAGGAACGTGGATTTGATAACATGAGTGAAGGTGGAAAAGACACTGAAAAAACATACGAATCTGGTCAACAAAGTGTTGATTCTTTCTTAAGTGCACACTATATTGTCGGTGGTATTCAAATTTTATACAAGGCTTCCACTGGTAAACTAACACAGAAACTAACATTGCTTAGAAGAGAATGGCCAACAAGGGTTAATAATTTAGAAAATACTGATAATCCACCTGCTGTTACGTCAACGCCTCAACCAGCACCTGAACCAACTCCTGAACCAACTCCTGAGCCGGAACCGGCTCCAGTAGTTGAACCTAATGTTACATCTAGTATCTCAAGCTTTAATTGGTTTATAGCTACTGTTGGTGAAGATTCTAGTGCACAATTAATAACGGTTAGCGGTAGCAATCTAAATGGAGAGTCAATAACAGTTGAAGTTCCAGATGGCATGATGATGATAATTAACGATGAATACATTACAAGATATGATGCAATACCTGATGGTTCAGATTCAGTTAATATAAACATTGAGGTATTTTTAGAAGAACCAGTCGATATTGAAACAGCGAACCTTGGTAATATGGAAATATCTGGTGGTGGTCAATTTATTGAGATTCCGATAGATACTAAAGTTAATCCGGAAAATCCAATACAATCTGAAAAAGATAGTAGATTTGAACACTTCTATACAAAGACTGGATTTATGGGTAACATACAAACTAGAAGAGTATCTGATCAGGTAGTTGTTATTGTCGGACAAAAATCAAGTGGTGATCAACTAGAATTAACAGATGAAGCTGAATGGTTACTTGAAGACGGTTTAGCAAACGGAACAATAATTTAAAAGAATATATACAGTATGTCAGACTTTAGTACATTTAACGATTTCAGAAAGGGCTATAAGCTTGGTGGTAAGAACGAATATTCTGACCCTACATATCTTTCGTTTTCGATAATATTCGATTTTAACAGTGCTCAGAAATCACCATTACTTGGTGGTGGAGCCGCTGCATTCTATGAAAGACACTTGTCAGATGCTCCTAAAGATGACGGAACGGAAGAAGGTTCTTCTAGAGTTTACCATAAAGGTTATGAACATAGATTGAAAGCGCTTAATGATTTCAATTTGACCTTAGCTAAAATAAACAATGAAATGCCATGGTATTGGCAGTCATTAAGTGGACTTGAAGTGATTCAGCAGTATAATGATGAGGAATCATATTGGGGTGGTGATATTAAAATAGAAACAATAGAATCACTTAATCTTACTATTTCTGGTTTAATGCACTTATATAGAACTGCTGTATTTGATGAGGTAAACTGGAAATACATACTTCCTGTTAATTTGAGAAAGTTTAGAGCATGGGTTTATGTTACAGAAGTTAGACCTATTAAGAATATGACAAAAGTTGGTAATAATATAACTGTTGCTAATGGTAAATTGGATGGTGGAATTAATGTAGAGAATAGCAATGCCGGTATAAGCGGTACTGAGAATAGACCATTCTTTATGTTTGAACTTGGAGAGTGTACGTTTGATATTAAGTCAGGTGTTAATCCATTTGCAGATTTGAAAAAATCACCAGAAGGTTTTGCTGTTAATGAAATTGCGTTCCATTATGATATTGTTGGTAAAATTGAAGCAAGAATGCTTAATGGTATTATAGAAGAATCTGCTAAAACGTCTGGTAATATATCTCCAGCTGGAGAAAAAGAATCAAGAACAGCTGATAGTTTAGGTGAATACGGTAAACAGGTTCTTACTGATTTTGGAAATAGTGCAATTGATAGATTAGAAGGTGATGCTAACTTGTTCCTCGATAAGAAAGAACAAGAATTAAAGCAAGGTTTGTCTAACGTTATACGAGATACAGTACCAAACTTCGAAAACATATACCAGAACTTTGTAAATGACCTCGATGAAAAAACTGATTTAACTGATATTGCAAGTAATATAAAAGACAATGTATTTGGATCTGCTGGTAAAACAGCTAAACAAGCACTTGATGATGCTGCACTCGCAGGATTAGGTACTAATAACACAGCTGGCAATTTAGGTAACGCATATGGCAAATAACGAACTATATCAAGATAATCTACGAGAAACCCATTGGCTTGGGGAAGTAGTGGACAACATAGATCCGGATAAATTAGGTAGGTGTAGGGTTAAAGTTTTTGGTAAATTTGATTTGCTTGAAACTGAATCAATCCCATGGGCAACTCCTATGAATAGGAATATGACAGGAGCTTGGCATGTACCTAATATTGGCGAGATTGTTTCTGTTAGATTTGACAACGGAAACATATATCATCCAGAATATGGATTTCAAATTAATAATAATGATCTGTTAAGCAGTGAAGTTGTTACTGATATAGAAAATCCTGAAGATTTAGTGTCATTAGTATATGATCAGAAACGAAATGTAAAGATATACAGACATCCGACTGATGGTATAATAATAGCATCATGTAATCCTGAAGGAAGTGGTGTTACATCTGGTGGAAAACCAATGTTGAGATTATCTGAAGAAGGTGACATATTCTTATATGCGTCAAATGTATATATTGCAACTGACGATCAAGGAGATACACAGCAACCTGCAGTTAGGGGTAAGAGTCTAGAGAAGTTTCTACAAGAATTCTTAGATGATTATACTACACATACTCATAATACTGGTACTGGTCCCTCAACTACTTTAATAAACCCAGTAACAGCAAATTTGCTAGGTTTTAAACATGCAGAATATCAACAAGAATTTAAAACTAGCGGAAGCGACTAAAACTTAAAATATGCCAGCAAATTGGGCCTCATTTATTCCTGACGTTAAGGACTTAATTTTATCACATCCAGAAAGTCCTAAGGTATTTGGTGAAACTTTAGCTAAACACTATGTTTCAGCAGTATCATCAGGTGCTGCATCTATGTTTGGACAAACTCATAGTAATAAACTCGGTGAGACAGATTTAGTGAGTAAATATGGTGAATGGTTTGAGAAACTACGGGAAGAGGACTTAGATCCTCCAATGGCTAATGAAATTGACGAAGACGGTAATGAAATAGCATTCAGTGGAAAGGAAAGCGATCCAGATTTTTCAGATCCAGATATGACTGAATCTGAAAAGCCTGTTATAGATCCTGAAAAGTTTAATACATTCATTGAAGATTATTCAGTTGAATTAAACTTACATAAATTCAAGCATTTTGAGTTTAATTTAAAAGGTGGTGAAACATTCAATGAAGCTACTGATATAATAGTAGATAGGCTCGTCTCATCACTAAATCAATACTCAGGAAACAATAGAGTTGATTTTATTAAATGGGTTCGTAGTTTTGGTATGTGGGCAACTGGTTATGCTGGAGTAATCGCTAGAAATAATTACAAAGATGGTGTTAAGGCATCTATAGATTCTCATGGATTTGATGCAGATGATTTTATAAAAAGCGTCAGAACTAAATTTCTAGATATACTCCGAATTGCGTACGATACTAGTAGCTATGATAACGTCGAGAGTTTAATACGGGAGACACCAATACATCCAATTCAGATTCTTAATGAAACTATAACATTTAGACACGAAGTCATTCAGGAAGTGTTTGACAAGGGAAATGACAGTGAAGATTATAAAGTATCTTCCATACTAACAAATTATTTCATAACATATTTTACATACGGCGGTTCTACAACATCATCGATTTTAACTAATAGTCTTATGGAAAACGTATATGATAAGTCTGAATTAAAGGCTAAATGGTTACATTCACCGGACGTAAATTCAAAAGAAGACATACTCAATAAAACAGGAGGTACTTTGTACATGTATACTCGTCAGGAAATGATTGACGCAACAGACGAATCTGAGGAAGACGGAAAGGTTGACGCTTATATGGAACTAGCGAAAGCTACTATAGCATATTGGAAAGCTACAGGACCGCAACCATTAAAAAGCATGCCAGCTGCATTTCCATGTACTATAAGCGCACCTTTAGGCGGTAAATACATACCTGTATATTATGGTAGTGCCTCTAAATTAGCTGAGGACATACGTAAATCTTTAAATTCTGGTAAAACGTCAAACGATGCTAATACTGCCGCATTAAAAGTAGCAAAGGGATTATCGCTAGCATACTCTAGGAATTTAATACAAATGAAATTCATATATCTTGGTGGTATACCGACACCGGTTGGCAGTTTACCCATGATTGGTTTTGTACCATTTGTATTTTAAAACATAGATATATAATAAGATATTACAAACAAGTTAACCCCTTAAAAATACAACAATGTCAAACGAACAAGTTACAGATTGTAACAACACTACCCAAACATTCGACTGGGAATCATATTCGTCGGATTGCCCATCTACGCGTAAAGGAAATACAAGAATAGAAACGCCAGTTGGTGTGAAGCTGTTTTGTACAGAACCTTATGCTGAAGAAGCTCTAAAGCAATATCTTGGTGATTTTACATCAAATAATAGAATAGAGGAAGTTCATGTTAATCAATTATACGAAGGTACAGTAAGTTCTATAAATATGGAATGGTGTACTATCAATGTAGGTTACCGAGATTCAGTCTATGTCGATATGGCAAAGGAATCAAAAGAATTTACGGACATGTTACGAGTAGGAGAAACCGTGAATGTTCAAATTATAGAATCTAAAGGATCTATACAGGGAGAATATACATTAGGTTCAGTTGAAGCTGGTGTTAAACGTGCAATGTTTGACGAAATACTTAAGAGTATTGAACATTCAAAAACAGCGTACAGTGCTACTGTGAAAAGTTTAATTCCAGGTGGTGGTTACATCATCGATATTCAAGGAGTTGAATGCTTTATGCCAGGATCTTTAGCTGGAATCAATAAACTACATGATTTTGAATCAATATTAGATACTACAATGTATGTAGTTCCTATGAATTATTCAAGTGATAGAGGTACTATTGTGGTTTCTCACAGAGAATACTTAAAAGCTCTTATTCCTACAAGAATAGAAGAAATCAAAGAATACGAAAGTAATGTATTAGTTACAGGAACAGTTACTGGTTCTGCTAAATACGGAGTATTCTGTGAATTCAATGAATGTTTAACTGGTATGATTTATGCAAGTGATCTTAGCGAAGAAAACGTTAAAAGACATGCTGCTAGAGATATTAAGCCAGGAGAGTCTATTGAATTCTTTATAAAGAAAGTTATTTCCGATACTAAAATCACACTTTCACAAAGAGAAGTGGAACATGTAAGTGATCCATGGAAGAATGTATCTGAAAGATTCAATACGCCTGTTGAAATTACGGGAAGTATCAGATCTGTTAAAGATTACGGAGTATTCATTGATATTGGTGAAGGTCTAGTTGGACTATTACATGTTTCTGAATTTCCAGAAGGATATGATTTGAATGAATTAGAAAAAGGAGCTGAAATTACAGTGACTGTTACTAGAATTGACGAAGAAACTCGTAAAGTTTTCATGGAACTTTAATTATATAATGAACTTAAAGTTTAAGATATATAAACAGTACAAAAAACAAACGACAAATGAAATTAACAGAAAGTAAATTAAGAGAAATCATCCAAGAAGAATTAACTTCTTTGAATGAAGCAAGTATATCTGAAACTAATAAAGATATACAATCCCTAATGACTAAGTTAAATTTTAAATTATCTGAGTCTTCTTATACTGCGCTTGACAATATCAATGCATTTTTACTATCGGAAATACAAGGAGTAGGAGAGCATGGAAAAGGTAATAGTAAGATGAAAGAGGCATTGTCTATTTTGAATAAATTCAGTAAGATGAAAGATTTTACGAATCCTTCAGATGAGCTAGTTAAAGAGGTCAAAGATGGAATATATAAAAGATAAACTCAATAATGAAGTAATATAAATAAGTCTTATAATAATTTAAACCTGTTCGAAAGAGCAGGTTTTTTTATGTTCAAAAATTTAAGATATATAAACCAACTCAAGCATATAAACAAGTAGGATGAATAGATTTAATGATGCGGAAATATTATCGAAGTGCAAAGTTGGTGTAGAATTTGAATTCTATTCTAACAAAGACATCGACACGACTGCTAAGGAATTAGGTGTACTTTTATCTAAGAAAATTAGAGTCGAGACAAAAGCTCATAGCGATTTTGTACCGACTGACAAGATTTTTAAGATAGAGCCTGATATGAGTGGTGGAATAAATCTTATGGAACTTGTTACAGGTGCTCAAGATTACAAATCTGCTAGGTTATTAATTATACGAGTATCTCAGTGGATCCAGGAACACGGTTACACTAATGATAGAACATCTATACATTTGAATCTATCGTTTGATACTAATCTGATTGAAAGGAAGAACAGAATAATGAATATGAACACTCTTAAGTTCATATTGGAGTTCGACGAGGATGCTGTATTTAGTTTATTTCCACAGAGAGAGAATTCAGCATACGCAAAATCAATAAAGTTCGTACTTCCAAATTCTGAAACGTTTAATATAGACGGTGATTTAATCGATGAACACAATTTTACATTTCCAAAGTCTAAATACTATGGTATCAATTTCGAGAAGAGAACCAAAAACTATTTAGAATTCAGATATATTGGTGGTAAAGATTGGGAAAATAAAACAAACAAAATACTTCACTTATTAGATTCTTTTTTAGTACAATTATGGAATAGTACAGAATCTACTAAATTCACGCACTTAAATTCATTAGAACTTAAGAAGATTTTAGCAGTTAATAGAAGAATCGTAGATGCTAGGAGAGATTGGAGACATATTGAAAAGGACTGGAAGAATATAGACTTTACTGTTGATTTGCATAAGAACGAACAGATCATAGATTTATATTGGACTAAGATCCAACAAAGAGTACTGAGATTATTTACACATGGTGCTTTAAAGAAAGGGCATATAAATTATGACACAGATACTGGAAGGGTTCAAGTTAAAGACGGTGAACTTTCTTATTGCGTTAATATTGACGGTTATGACTTTATTGATTGCGATATTCGCGGAGAATTGTTATATTGCGATATATTCGGAGGTACCATTGATGGTTCAGATGCTACAGACTGTAATTTCTACAACGGAGCTTCAATCATTTCATCTAAACTTAAAAGCTGCTACGTTAGTAGGGACAGTGAAATTAAAGACGGCTATTTATACGGTAAAGGTGTTCTTAAAGGCACGATGATAGGTGGAATATTTAGAGATGGATCTTATGATAAGAAACTTGCTAAATTCAAGGGAACAGAAAAGATAAGATACGTTGAAATATAAAAATAAATAATAATAATGAGTAATATTTTAGTAGGAGATGGAAACAATATGGCAACCGAACATGATTTCGGTGACGATTGTTTAAATGAGTTTGTACAAGAACTTGCTGATGAGATTACAGGATCATGTATGATTCCAATGAATCTACCAGCAGCTGAAGTTGCTAATATAGTTAAGCGTGCTAGAAAATGGTTCTATAAGAAATACGAGTATTCAGTTCAAGAGAACTTCTTTGTAATTCCAGCAGCTGCTTTCAGTACTGAATATTTCAAAGCATCAAGAACTATCAATTTACCAGAAGGAGTTTATTCTATATTCGGAGTACATCAAACTAGCGGTGGAATGGGTGGTGGAGATATCGACTTTGCTAGTGGAGATTTCTCTGTAGAGAGAATGTTTGCTGGTCATGCATTTGGTGGTGGAGCTGGTGTTACGCAAGCTGCTGAAAGTCTTGAATATTATGTAATTAATCAAAAGTTTTTCGACTTGGCTAGACAAATCTTAGAGAATCCTCTTAGTTTTGATTATAACAGATTGAACAGAGCATTAAGATTTACAGGTGAAAACCCAAAAGGAAATGTTATATTAGAAGTATATGAAACTATATCTGATTGTGCTTTATATGAAGACGAGATATTCTTTAGATACTGTGCTGCTAAGGTTAAGATTTCATTAGGTAGTAAATTGGCTATATTTGATTTCCAATTGCCTGGTAATATAACTGTCAATGCAGATGCAATCCAAAGTTTAGGCGAATCTGAACTAGAATCAGTTATTGAAGAGATAAACGGAGACGAAGGAGTTGATTGGATGATGCATTCTTAATCGAATATATAGTTATATGGAATTTTACATAAAGAACATAGAAGACCCTGGATTTGACGTAGATCAAATGCAATCTGACAACGAGATATCGCAATTACTAATTCAGATAGAAATGGTATTGTTTACTCGTAAGGGTGATGTCATGGGTGACTCCGAATTCGGAGCTAATTTAGATGATTATGTTTATTCATTTAGATATAATGATTTCATGTTAAAAAAAGTTATCGAAGACCAATTGAAAAGGTATGTACCATTGGCAGCTAAATTTAATACAAAGGTGGATGTAGAATTTACATCTGAAATAGATAAACACTTAGTATTTGTAAGCGTCATAGTAGATTCAAAATATATGGTCGGTCTTTACATATAAAACAATAAAACAGCAATGGCACAATTTGAATTTTTAGAGAGGTCTAGAATAAAAACTAGAGAAATGATAGAGGACACTCAATCATATATTTCAAGAATATATGGTAGAGCGAATGAATTATTTTCGTCGGCTTCTCCCTTCGCACAAATACTAACAGTTCTACAAGAACTTACTGGTTTTGTATTCTTCTATATAGAAGATGCTACAGTTGAACAAAACATCCTTACAGCACAGCATAAAGAATCTATATATGGTTTAGCTAGATTAGCAGGTCATGATCCATTTAGAGGTGCTTCTGCAACTGGTGAGATTAAGATAAGGTTAAACACTTCTGCTGCTGATGTGATCGCAGGTGATGCTCTAAACATTCATCCTAATTCAACTATTACTATGAAAGCAAATGGATTGAGCTATATTCTACGAACAAATTCAGATAAGTTTAGAATCGATAAAACAAATGCAACATATATAAACATACCAATTACTCAAGGTTCTATAGAATCTCAAACAGTGACAGGTACTGGCGAGAAATTCCAATCATTTAATATTATAACAGGTGGAACTACAGATCATAACGAAGTTAAAGTATCGGTAAACAGTGTACCTTGGAGAAAATACGATTCACTATATGATATGCGAGTTGGAACTAAAGGATTTATTGTTAAAACAGGAATTACAGGTGGTTTAGATATTTACTTCGGTAACGGTAGTTTCGGTGAAGTACCATTTGCTGGTAATTCTATAGAAATAGAATACATCTTAACTGATGGTAAGACTGGTAATTTAGTAGATGCTAAGGATTTATCATTCAAATTCGTAGATGATGGTTTCGATAGTGTTGGAAATGCATATGATCTTAACGACTTAATAGAAGCGGTTGTAACTATAGCACCGAGATTAGGAGCAGATTCTGAAAGTATAGAACTTACTAAACTTATAGCACCTTTACAATCTCATGCATTCGTACTTGCAACTCCAGATAATTACGAAGCATTCCTTTCTCAATACGGAATGTTCTCATATCTTGATGCTTATAATACTACTGATGATGGATATTTAGATGATGATAACATTATCTACTTATTTATGGTACCGGATATTAATATTAAATTGAATAAGTCAGAAGATTATTTTAATTTAAATTTAGATGAGTTTTTCTTTTCAGAGGATGAGAATAACGCAATATTAGATTTAATTGAAAAGTCAGGTAGACAAATGGTGACTTCTGAAGTTGTTATCGTCGAACCATCTGCTCAATATTTCAGAATGGATATTAAAGTTAGATATTTTGAAGGTTTTGATAAGCATTCAATATTTAATGACATACGTTCAGTTGTTTCTAATTATCTTTTGAATATAACAAGAAGAGATAGGTTACCTAAATCTGATATAATTGCAATACTTGAAAATGTTAATGGAATAGATTCAGTTAACATTAGATTCGTAAGTAAAACTGAAGAAGATGCTAGACGAAATGAATATTACGTATCTGAAACGGTGACTGTAACTCCTTCAACACCAGTTCTTGAAGAGATTGGTAACGGTAAATCTAAATATGTTTTCTTTAAAAGAACTATAGATACAAGAAATGTTTCATTCGAACCAGGTGCTGCATTACCTGAGAATATTATAAACCTTGATTCTTTTGGTGATATTCTATTAGAAAAAGATGAAGTAGCAGTATTCAGAGGTGGATGGGAAGATAGAGACGGTGTTTCTGTTGTAGATAATGCAATGCTTGGAGAAATGGGAGCACTTTCAGTATACTTCGATGAACCAGCTGTACCTAATACGACATTCAGAAAGATACAGGCAAAAAATAGAAAAATGTTATAATGCCAAAACTAACTGACAAATTATTTAAAGCAAATAGAATTAATACGTATAGTGTTAGAGAATCTGTAATGGACGAAAGAAAACACTTACCTAATAATTTCAGAGAAAATGTATTACTTAATGCACTTTCTTCACATATAACAAGAAATAACCAAATGTATGATTTTATTCAATTCGTACAGTTAATTGTTTCTAACTGGATCGATGCGGTAACTACCTTAAAGGTATTTAAATCATATACTGTCAAAAAAGATTATAAAAAGGTAAGATAATGGGTAAATATGCTAATCTTAAGTTCTTCGATAATAATTCTGACGAATTAAATCTTGTCTACAACGAAGTAAACGAAGTATGGGAAGGTATGGTATACCTTCCTGAAGTTTCTGTTGGACTATATGAAACTTTAACCATCTATATGTTTGAAGAAGCTATAGGATACGGTGCAGGGGAGACTAAGTACGTTAAACCAAGATCTCAAAGTATTATTAATGAATATTCTCATTTGAAGCTAGATTTAACAGATGGATATGATTCAAGCAATGATATATTTATGTATACTACTAATGTCGAGAATAACGAGCTATATGTAGAACATCAAAAAACTAACAATGCAGCATTTCGGACTTCGGGGAACGTTGCAACAATTAACGGAACTAACATAGTACCATCTGAAGAGCCGAATGAGCCTATACAAATTAATATAGCAATTAAGTCTGACACTGAGGGCTACCATGTCAATACCCTTATCATTTCGGAAATACAGGATGGTATCGAACCACATGAGATAGCTAATATTAAAATTTACGGGGAGACTGTTGGTGAGGATGAAAGATTACAAGATCTATTATCTAATATGGGAATGTCAATCAAACCAACCGACTATATTATATTCGAAGATTCTGATATAAAGGAAGGTGGAGTAGATTGGAAGCTTATCAACAGAAAAAGAAAAGAACTTCTATTACAGGCTTCTGAAATTAAGCCATTCATTGGAACATATAAAGCAATACTTAATGCTATAAAGTATTTTGGATATGAAAACCTTACATTAAAAGAATATTGGCTGAATGTCAATGAACAGGCTGAAAACTTTGGTAAATTAAAAGCAGTTGCAGTTGCAAATCAAGATGTTAAAGGTTTCTTATCTGGAAAGAGAGACATTGAACTACCAAGTTCTAATCTCAAAAAGACTTCAAAATTCTCTTTAGTTTATAGATTAAATAATTTTACTGGTGAATTTGACAAATGGGATATACCTAAAGTCGAAGAAGTTACAGACTTTACACCTGATGAGGTTTTAATTAAATTATATGGCCTAAAGAAGAAATTACAGAAAGAATATTTACCGCTACAATCTAAGATAGTT